ATGACGGACGCGGGGAAGAAGGGCGCGGGTAAGAAGGGCGCGGCGGAGGGCATGGTCGCGCAGCGGCAGCGCCGGGCTTCGGGCAGCGTGGCGCAGTTGCGGCCGGTGCGCCGGGACGGCTGGACGCCGGCGCGGCGCAAGCTGTTCATGGAGGCGCTGGCCGCGACCTGCAATGTCGCGGAGGCGGCGCGGGCGGCGGGCAAGAGTTCGTCCAGCGCCTATGCGCAGAAGCAGCGCGATCCCGGCTTTGCGCGCGAATGGCAGCAGGCGCTGTGCGTGGCCTATGACGAGTTGGAGGCGCTGTTGCTGCGGCAATCGCTGTTCGGGACCGAGCAGGAGGAGATTGTCCTGGACGGCGAAGGCGCGGTGAAGAGCCGGAAGGTGAAGCGGGACTATCCGCTGGCCATCGGATTGCGGCTGTTGCTGGCCCATGCGGCGGAAGTGGCGGAGCAGCGGCGCGTGCAGGGGATCGAGCGGCCCGATGGCGAGGATGCGATCGTGCGGTTGCGCACGGCGCTGGAGGCGGTGCGGAAGAAGGGGCGGGTGGTGCATTAGGCTCTTCCCACCCCCCTTTGTTGGAGATTCTAGGGCGCGCTCCGCAGGTGGATGAGGGGGTAGGGGCGGCCCTGTCCGTCGCGGTCCGAGCGGCCGGTGCGGGTGAAGCGCATGGCTTCGTAGAAGGCGATGGCCCGGCCGTTCTGTTCGTTGACGTCGGTGGTGAGCGTCTGGTGCAGGGAGAGGGCATGTTCGACGAGGCGTCGGCCCACGCCCTGGCCGTGCCAGGCGGGATCGATGAACAGGGCATCCATATGGGTGCCGTCGATCAGCATGAAGCCGATGGCGCGGTCGTCGGGGTCGGTCGCGAGCCATGCCGGCTTTTGGGGCAGGACGGCCGCGACCTCCGCATCGATGGCGGCGCGGTCGGCGGCGGTCAGGAAATCATGGGTCGCGTCGACGGCCTTGCGCCAGATGTCGAGCAGGCGGGCGCCGTCGGCGGCGCGGGCGGGTCGGATCGAACTCATGGCGGGGAATATAGGCGATAGGGACGGATCGGACAAATCGAGAGGAGGCGGAATGGGGCGGCTGTCGGATTTCGAGCGGCTGGCGCGGATGCCGGACAAGGCGCGGGAGCGGGTGCTGGCGGGCCTCAACGGGGCGGCGGCGGAGGCTTTGGCGCACGACTGGAACTGGCTGGCGCGACCGGAGCAACGGGCGCCGGAGGGGGGCTGGCGCATCTGGCTGATGATGGCGGGGCGCGGGTTCGGCAAGACCCGCGCGGGCGCCGAGTGGGTCAGGGGGGTGGCGGAGAGCGATCCCGGGGCGCGGATCGCTTTGGTCGGGGCGACGCTGGGCGAGGCGCGGGCGGTGATGGTGGAGGGGGCTTCGGGGCTGCTGTCCATCGCGCCCTGGTGGAACCGGCCCGTGTTCGCGCCCGCCCTGCGCAAGCTGGTCTGGCCCAATGGAGCGGTGGCGACCCTGTTCGGAGCGGCCGAGCCGGAGAGCCTGCGCGGACCGCAGTTCAGCCATGGCTGGGCGGATGAGATCGCCAAATGGGCCGGGGGCGAGGCGGTCTGGGACAATCTGATGATGGGGATGCGGTTGGGCGACGGGCCGCGCGTGCTGGCGACGACGACGCCCCGGCCCGTGCCTTTGGTGCGGGGGCTGGTGGCGCGGGCCAAGGACGCAGGGAACGACGGTGACGTCGTGGTGACGCGGGGGCGGACGGCGGACAATGCAAGCCATCTGGCCGAGGGCTTCGTCGAGGCGATGGAGCGCAGCTATGGCGGCACGCGCCTGGGGCGGCAGGAACTGGAGGGCGAGCTGATCGCCGAGGTCGAGGGTGCGCTGTGGAGCCGGGGCCTGCTGGAAGGGTGCCGGGTGGCGCATGTGCGTTCGGCTTTGGTGCGGGTGGTGGTGGCGGTCGATCCGCCGGCGTCCGCGCACGGCGATGCCTGCGGGATTGTGGTGGCCGGTCTGGGGGACGATGGGCGGGCTTATGTGATCGCCGATGCCAGTGTGGAGGGGGCGACGCCGGAGGGCTGGGCGCGGGCGGTCGCGTCGGCGGCCCTGCTGCATGGTGCGGACCGGGTGGTGGCCGAGGCCAATAATGGCGGGGCGATGGTGGAGAGCGTGCTGCGCGCGGCGGAGGCCGGGCTGCCGGTGCGGCTGGTGCATGCGAGCCGGGGGAAGGTGGCGCGGGCGGAGCCTGTGGCGGCGCTCTACGAGGCTGGACGGGTGGCGCATCGGGGGGTCTTTGGCGCGCTGGAGGACGAGATGTGCGGCATGGTGCTGGGCGGCAGCTATATGGGGCCGGGGCGATCGCCGGATCGGGCCGATGCGCTGGTCTGGGCCTTGACCGAGTTGATGTTGGGGCGGCGGGGCGAGGCGCGGGTGCGGGCGGTGTGAGCCGGGGGCCAAATTCTAACGGATACGAAACAAAATCGGACATCCGGCGTTGTTTCGGAAGGGTTATGACAGGAGGCTTTGCATGAAGATCGCGAAACTGGCGGCGTCTGTGGCGGTGCTGACCTTGATGATCGAGCCGGCGGTGGCGGCGACTTTGTCGAGCAAGGAGCGGGCGCGGGTGGCGCGGGCCGCGCCGCGCGACCGGGACGATGTGCGCTATTGCCTGCTCAAGCGGAAGAAGGATGCGCGCAAGGGGACGGTGATCGGCGCGGCCGGTGGCGCCGGGGCCGGGGTGATTGCGGGCGGCAGCGTGGGCGAGACGTTGCTGGCGGGCGCGGCGGGGGCCGTGGCGGGGAATCTGATCGGCAAGGGGCAGGCGGGCGGCGATGCTTGCGACCGGGTTTTGAAGCGGAACCCCTGATAAGCGGGAGGGGGCTTTCCCTTTTCGGATTTCGGTCGGCGGCCGATTGCCGCCGGCCTTCATGATCCTCCCCCCGGACCGGCGGGAGGATTTTTTGTGGGCGGGGTTTTTCATGAAATTGTTCGGGACGAAGGCGACGCGCCAGTCGGCGCGGCCGGTGTTGGCGCGCGCCTGGGGGGCGGGCGGGGTCGCTCTGGGGGAGTGGCCTGCCTCCTATGAGGCGCAGGTGCGCGCCGGGGCGATGCAGAATCCGGTGGCGCAGCGGGCGTTGCGGCTGGTGTCGGAGGGGGCTGGCGGAACCGCCTTGTCCGTGGCGGGCGTCGAGGATGCGGCGCGGGTGATGCGGCTGGTGACGCATTGTTCGGCCGGGCAGGGGCTGGTCGAGACCTTGGCCTGTCATTTGCTGCTGCACGGCAATGCCTATGTGCAGGTGCTGGCCGGTGCGGATGGGGTGCCGGGGGAACTTTATGCCTTGCGGCCCGAGCGGGTCAGCGTCGAGGCGGATGCGCGGGGCTGGCCGGTCGCCTATCTCTATCGGGTCGGGGACAGCGTGACGCGGATTCCGGCGGAGGGGGGCGGGATCGTTCATCTGAAGGCCTTGCATCCGCTCGACGATCATTATGGGCTGGGTTGCGTGGGGGCGGCGGCGGGCGCGGTGGCGATCCACAATGCGGCGACCGTCTGGAACAAGGCCTTGCTGGATAATGCGGCGCGGCCTTCGGGGGCGATGGTCTATGAGCCGGGGGACGGGTCGGTGATGTCGCCCGAGCAGTTCGAGCGGGTGAAGCGGGAGATGGAGATCGCCTTTTCCGGGGCGGCCAATGCGGGGCGGCCGATGCTGCTGGAGGGGGGCCTCGACTGGAAGGCGATGAGCCTGACGCCCGCCGAGATGGATTTCGTGGGGCTGAAGGCGGCGGCGGCGCGGGAGATCGCCCTGGCTTTCGGGGTGCCGCCGATGCTGATGGGGCTGCCGGGGGACAATAGCTACGCCAATTATCGGGAGGCCAATCGGGCGCTCTGGCGGCAGACGATCCTGCCGCTGGTGGCGAAGATCTGCGGCGGCATCGCGCAGGGGCTGCGGGGCTGGTGGCCGGATTTGTGCCTGGGCGCGGATATGGATGCGGTGCCTGCTTTGTTCGAGGAGCGGAGCGCGCTGTGGGAGCGGGTGGCGGCGGCGGATTTCCTGTCGGCGGAGGAGAAGCGGGCGATGCTGGGCATTGTCTGATGGCACGGGGTCTGACGGGGGAGGCAGGCGATGAAATATGATGGGGAGATGCTGGCGCGCTTGGTGGCGCAGGCCGAGGCGCAGCCGGTGGGGGCGGACATGCTGATGATCCGCGCGCTGATCGAGGAGGCGAGCGAACTGGGCGCGGGGCGGGCGCTGGAGCGGCTGGGGCTGGCGGATCGCGGGGCGGAGGATGATGTGCGGGAGCTGCGCGAGCTGCTGAGGGCCTGGCGCGATGCGAAGAAGGCGGCGCGGGGCGCTGTCGTCGCCTGGGTCGTGCGGGTGGTGATGGCGTTGCTGCTGCTGGGGCTTGCGGTGCGGCTGGGCTTGCTGGGGCTGGTGCATGAGTGATGTGCGGTTCGCGGGCTATGCGGCGGTGTTCGATCGGGTGGATCGCGGCGGCGACGTGGTGCGGGCGGGGGCCTTTGCCGGATTGGCGGCGGGGGTGCCCCTGCTGTGGCAGCATCGGGCCGGGGAGGTGATCGGGACCGTCGAGAAGGTCGAGGAGGATCGGCGCGGGCTGCGCGTGATCGGGCGGGTTTCCGGGCGGACGGCGGCGGGGCGGGAGGCGGGACGCGCCTTGCGCGCGGGGGCGGTGGATGGGCTGTCCTTTGGCTATCGGGTGCGGGAGGCCCGGGGATCGGCGCCGCGCGAATTGCTGGCGCTGGAGGTGGTGGAGGTGAGTGTGGTGACGCATCCGATGCAGGATCTGGCTCGGGTGATTGCGGTGGAATAGGGGGCTGGCCCCCGCTTTGAAGGTTTTTTGGGCGGTCCGGTTGGGCCGCCCTTTTTCGTGGGAGTGGTGGATGACGGATCAGTTGGAAGCGAGCTTTGATGCGGTGGTGCAGGGTGAGCGCATCGCGGGCCTTGAGAGCGAGGTCGCGGCGCTGAAGGGGGCTTTGCTGGTGGCGCAGAGGCCGGCGCTGGACGGGGTGAAGGGCGGGGCGGTCGATCCGCGCCGGTTGGCCTTCGTCGAGCGTTATGTGCGGCAGGGGCTGGAGGCCGGAGTGGAGTTGAAGAGCTTTTCCGGGGCTTCGGGCGGGGCCGGTGGCTATGCGGTGCCGCGGGAGATCGACCAGATCATCGATGCGACGCTGAAGGGGATTTCGCCCATTCGTTCGATTGCCAATGTCGTGCGGACGGGGACGGCGGGCTATCGCAAGCTGGTGACGGCGGGCGGCATCGTGTCGGGCTGGGCCAGCGAGACGGGGGCGCGGGCGGAGACGGCGACGCCCAGTTTCAACGAGATCGTGCCGCCTTCGGGGGAGCTTTATGCCAATCCGGCGGCGTCCCAGGCCATGCTGGACGATGCGCAGTTCGACGTCGAGGGCTGGCTGGCGGGCGAGATCGCCCGTGAGTTCGCCGCAGCGGAGGGCGCGGCCTTTGTCAACGGCAATGGGACGAACAAGCCCAAGGGGTTCCTGACCTACACCGCGACCAATGAGGCGGACAGCGTGCGTGCCTTCGGGTCGCTGCAATATGTGGCGTCGGGGGCTTCGGGCGGTTTCGCGGCCTCGGGGCAGGACAGGCTGATCGATCTGGTGCAGGCGCTGCGGGCGCCCTATCGTCAGGGGGCCTGTTTCGTGATGAATTCGGCCACGCTGGCGGTGATCCGCAAGATGAAGACCAGCGATGGGGCGTTTATCTGGCAGCCTTCGCTGAGCGCGGGGCAGCCGGCGACGCTGCTGGGCTATCCGGTGGTGGAGGCCGAGGACATGCCGGATATTTCGGCCGGATCGATGTCGATTGCCTTTGGCAATTTCCAGGCGGGCTATGTGATCTCGGAGCGCAGCGAGACGAGCATTTTGCGCGATCCCTTCAGCAACAAGCCGTTCGTGCATTTTTATGCCGTGAAGCGGATTGGCGGCGCGGTGGCGAACAGCGAGGCGATCAAGTTGATGAAGTTCGCGGCTTCCTGATCGTCCCTGGGGAAGTGGGTTGGGGCGCTTCCTGCGGGGCGCCCCTTTTTTGGTGGGGAGGGGCCATGTTGGCGGATCTCAAGGCCTGGTTGCGGATCGGGTCGGATGAAGAGGATGGCGTGCTGGAGCGGCTGTTGGGGAGCGCTTCGGGGCTTTGCGAGCAGTTTATCGGGCAGTGGCTGGTCGTGCGCGATGCCGCCGAGACGGTGGTGGCCGACGGGGGCTGGCAGCGGCTGATGGCGCGGCCGGTGGTCGCGATTGCGGGCGTGGAGGTCGGCGGGGTGGCTTTGGTGCCGGGCGCCTATGCGGTCGACATCGATGCCGCCGGGGAAGGATGGGTGCGGGCGCGGCTGGTGGACGGGCCGGGCAGGGTGACGGTGCGCTATCGGGCGGGGATGGCGGTGGACGAGGAGGGGCTGCCCGAGGCGATCCGGCACGGCATCGTGCGGCTGGCGGCGGAGCATTTCGCGGCGCGGGATGGCGAAGCGGCGACGCCGCCCGCCGTGGTGAGCGCGCTGTGGCGGCCGTGGCGGCGGATGCGGCTGGCATGAGGGCGCGGTTGCGGGGGCTGGTGGAGGAGCGGGTCGCGGCGCGGCGGCGGGAGATTGCCGCTGCGATTTCGGCGATGGGCGTCGAGGCGCGGGTCGAGGGCGAGGATGTGCGGCTGTCCGGGCGGGGGCTGATGCGGCGGTGGATGGGCGATCTGGGGCTGCGGGAAGCTGGGCGGGAAGCTGGGCCAAAAGCAGGGCCAGAAACAGGGAAGGGGCGGCGATGAGCGCGGAAGTGGCGGTGCGCGGGGCTGTCGTCGAAGCCTTGCGAGGCGATGCGGATTTGATGGCGGGATTGAACGGGCTGTTCGATGGCGCGTCCGGGCGGGCCAGTGCGCCCTATGGCGTGGTCGGGGACTGTGTCGCGCTGGACTGGGGCGCGAAGGATGTCGAGGGACGGGAACTGGCCTTGACCGTCAGCCTGTTCGATGCGGGGGAGAGTCCTGCGCGGCTGGCAGCGCTGTTGGAGCGGGTCGATCCGGTTTTGCGGGCGGTGGAGGGTGCGGAGGGCTGGCGGCTTGTCAGTGTGCGGCTGGCACGTTCCCGGGTGGCGCGGATGGGCGCGCGGGATGGGTGGCAGGCGCTGGTCGACTATCGGCTGCGCGTGGTGCGCGGCTGACGGTCAGGGCTTCGAATACTCTTCGAATTCGCCGACGATCTTGTCCTTATATTCGCTGATCTGGTCGTCCGCGTCGGACTGGGCGTCCTTGTCCGACATGCCGGTCGACTTGTCGTCCGCGACGATGGCGGCGCGGAAGGCGGCTTCCTTGTCGCCGCACTGGGTCTTCAGCGAGGACTGGAAATCGCCGAGCGGCACCTTTTTGTCGAGGGCGGGCTGGATCTGTTTTTCCAGGCATTCCGAATAGGCCTTGCGGCCCGCGCCGACGGCGTCGCCGCTCTGCGGGGCGGCGGCCAGCAACAGCATCAGGGGGGCGGTGACGAACATCTGGGTCTCTCTCCAAATCCCGATTCTTGCACGGTTTATCTTAGAGGAGAATGCTCCATGGGCGTGGAAAAAGGAAGCGCGTTTCTATTGAAAATAGGGGATGGCGGGGCGCCGGTGGCCTACGCCACCGTGGCGGGCATGCGCACGACGCAACTGTCCGTCAATGGCGAGGGGGTCAACGTCACCAACAAGGATTCGGGCGGCTGGCGCGAATTGCTGTCGGGCGCGGGGGTGCGCTCGGTCAGCGTGTCGGCGGCGGGGATTTTCACCGGATCGGCGGCGGAACTGCGGCTGCGGGGCCATGCGCTGGCCGGGACCATCGAGGATTATGAGCTGAGTTTCGAAAGCGGCGAGAAGATGCGCGGCCGCTTCCTGGTGACGCGGCTGGACTATGCCGGGGATTATAATGGGGAGCGCAATTATGCGCTGAGCCTGGAGAGTTCCGGGCCGGTGGTGTCGCTGTGAGCGGGGGTGCGAACGGCGCACATCCCAATGGCGCGCGGGGCGAGGCGGCTCTGGACCTGGGGGGCGAGCGGTTCACGCTGCGGCCCAGTTTCGCGGCTCTGGTGGCGGCGGAGGAGGAATTGGGGCCGCTCTTTGCGCTGGTCGAACGGGCGGCGGCGGGGAAGCTGTCGCTGGCCGAGATGGCCGGGCTGTTCTGGCATTGCCTGGCGGAGCCGCCGGCGGGGTTGACGCGGGAAGCCATGGGCGAGGCGATCGTCGCGGCGGGGCTGGCGAAGCTGACGCCGGTTTTGCGCGGGATACTCGGGCAGATTCTGGGGGGACGATGAGCTTTTTCAAGACGGCGGCGCGGCTGGCGGGGGTCGCGGGCTGGTTGCTGGGGTGGCGGCCTGAGGAGTTTTGGCGGTCGACCCCGGCGGAACTGGAAGCGGTGTTGCGGGCGGCCAAGGGGGAGGAGGAACCGGAGGTCGGGATGGATCGCGGGGAGTTGGAGAGGTTGCGGGGCGCGATGCCGGATTGAGGGGAGCGGGCGATGGACGAGGAGATCGACAATCTGGTCGTGCGGGTGCGGGCGGATACGCAGGGCTTCGCGCGGGATGTGGAGGCCATGCGGGGGGCGTTGGAGGGACCGCTGGCCGGGGGCGCGGAGCGGGCTGGCAGGCGGATCGAGCAGGGATTTTTGCGGGCGGTTCGGACAGGGCAGTTCGGCTTTGAGGAACTCAAGAGCATCGCGATGCGGGTGCTGGACGACATTGCGGCCAGTGCCCTGCGGTCCGGAATGGGCAGCATCGGCGGGGATGGGCTGGTGGGGCTGGCCGCGTCCGTGCTGGGCTTGCCGGGGCGGGCGACCGGCGGGCCGGTGGCGCCGGGGCGGGCCTATGTCGTGGGGGAGCGGGGGCCGGAGGTCTTTGTGCCGACGGCGAGTGGGCAGATTGTTCCCCATGGCGGCGGCGGCGCGCGGGATGTGCGGGTCAGTATCGCGGTGCAGGGGCAAGGCGTGGATGGCGCGCGCTTGCTCGCGCGGAGCGCGCGGCAGGTGGCGCGGGCGGTGAGGGGGGCGATCGGCGGATGAGTGGGCTTGGATATTGGCTGGCCGATGCGCGGCGGGGGCAGGAGGCGCGGTTCATGAAGCGCTTTGCGCCGACGCACTGGACCGTGAATTTTCCCCGGCCGATGATGGCGAGTGTCGTGACCACCGCGCCGGATGCCCTGCGGGTGGATGCGGTTTTCTATGGGTCGGGGGATCTGGCCGGGCTGATCTGGGAAGCGGAGGATCAGTGGAGCCATCCGCTGCTCGCCTATGAGACGGCTCGGGATTTTCGGGATTGCCTGCTGCGCTTTCGCTGGCGGAGCGGCGGGCTGCGGCGGCTGGATGAGACGCACGGGCCGACGCTGACCATTGAGGGGCGGGATGCGGAAGGCACGCCGCGTAGCTGGTATGTGCGCTTGTGGAACTATGCGAGCGGTGGGGTGGAAGATGCTCTGATCACGCTGGATTTTTCCACGGTGAAGAGCGGCTTTGTGCTGAGCGAGGGGGAAGCGGTGTGGGCGGGCGCTGTGGACCGGATGTTCATCTCGCTTGCGCCGCCGGACTATGATGCGGGGAGCATGATCTTCGCCGCAGGGGTCGAGGGATGGTGTGAGCTATCGGGGATACGCTGCGATGGGGCGGGGTCGGTGTTGCGTGTGGGCGACGTCGTGCTGCCGGAGCATGGGCTGTCCATGGCGACGGGCTATGACGATTGTTTCAACCAGACGCCGGAGCGGATTGTCGGGGCGATCCATGCGCTCGGCTATCGCGGGGCCATCAATCATTATGTGGGAATGAGCCATTATTTCCGGCTCGAGCCTGTGGATGGCGGGCTTTTCGTCAGTCTGGCGGGCGGGGTGCTGAATGCGCCTTGTGCGGCCTGGCATGGGGATTTTGCCCGGAGGGCGAAAGCGTTGGGACTGGGGGTGATCTGGTCTCTCTCCTACGAATTGTTCGATGCGCATTGCTGGGAGGATTGGAAGCAGCGGGCGGAAAATGGCGATCCGGCGCTGACGGGATGGTCGCCGCCGTCCACGCTGCTCTCGCCCGCGCATGAGGGAGCGATGGGATATTTGTGGTCGGTGGCCGGAGCCTTTGTTTCCCTTGGGTTGGCGGCCGGGATTGCGATCGGCTTTCAGGTTGGGGAACCCTGGTGGTGGGTCATGCCGGATGGGCGCATCTGTCTGTATGACGAGGCGGCGCGAGCGGCTTTCGGTGGGGCGCTGGTTTCCATTGCCGATGTTCGGGGGGCGTTGGGCGCGCCGCAGAGGGCCTTGCTGGATCGGGCGGGCGAGGTGCTGGCGGCATCGACGGCGGCGCTGTGTGCCTGGGTGAAAGGGATGGCGCCGGGGGCGGTGACGCATTTGCTGGCCTATCTGCCGACCGTGCTCGATCCGGCGGCTCCGGAAGCCAAGCGGGCGAATATGCCCCTGGGATGGGCCTTTCCCGCCTTCGATGTCTTGCAGTTGGAGGATTATGACTGGGTGACGGAGGGGCGGGAACGGCTCACCGGGCTGGGGGTCGATCTGGCGGTCGGGCGGCTGGGTTATCCGGTTCACGAGCAGCATTATTTTTCGGGCTTCGTGCTGAGGAGCGAGGATGCCGTTCAGTGGCGGGAGATTGCGGCGGCGGCGGACGCGGCGGTGAAGCGGGGGACGGCGGCGACCTTTGTGTGGGCGCTGCCGCAGGTCGCGCGGGACGGCTTTACCTGCTTCAGATTGGATGGGGAGGATGATGTGCAGGATTTTGACGATGTGTCTTTTCCTCTGGCGATCGGTCGGGAGGCGAGTGTTTCGCCCGCCTTTTCCACGCAGGTCGTCGAGAGCGTGTCCGGGCATGAACGGCGGAGCAGCGACTGGGCGGATGCGCGGCTGTCCTTCGATGCCGGGCCGGGGGTGCGGTCGGAGACGGATATGGCGGCGCTGATCGCCTTCTTTCGGGCGCGGCGCGGGGCGGCGCGGGGCTTTCGGTTCGCGGACCCCTATGATGATCGCAGTTGCGGCGTGGGTGAGGCGCCGGGGCCGCTGGATCAGCATCTGGGCGTGGGCGATGGCGTGCGGGCGGAGTTTCCGTTGCAGCGCTTTTACGGGCTGGGCGAGGAGGCGCAGGCGCGCCGGATCACGCGGCCGGTGGCGGGGACCATCCGGGTCGCGGTGGACGGGGTCGAGAGGGGGAGCGGGTGGAGTCACGCCGGCCTGGGGGTGATTGCGTTCGATGTGGCGCCCGCGGACGGGGCGGTGTTGACGGTGGGTTTCCGCTTCGATGTGCCGGTGCGCTTTGCCGAGGATCGGCTGGAGATTAATCGCGCGACCTTTGCGGCGGGGGAGGCGGTTTCGGTGCCGCTGGTGGAGATCAGGGAATGAGTGGGCTGGAGGCTTTGGAGAAGCCGCTGGCGACGTTGGCCTTTTGCTGGCGCATCGAGCGGCGGGACGGGGTGACGATCGGGCTGACCAGCCATGATCGGGATCTGGCGATTGGCCATGTGCGGTATCGCGCGGCACCGGGGATGACGCCTTCGGCGGTGCGGAGCGGGATCGATATCGAGGGGAGCGATGCCGATGTGGAGGGCGCGCTGGTTTCCGATGCGATCAGTGAGGCCGATTTGGCGGCGGGACGCTGGGATGGGGCGGCGCTGGAGTTGCGGCTGACCGAGTGGGAGGCGCCCGGCGCGCTGTGGCTGCTGTTGGGACGGGGGGAGATCGGCGCGGTGGCGCGCAAGGCGGGGGCGTTCACGGCGGAACTGGTGGGGGCGATGGCGGCGTTGAAGGCGCCGGTCGCGCCATCGACTTCGCCGGATTGCCGGGCGGCGCTGGGGGATCGGCAGTGCCGGGTCGATCTGGCCGGGCGGCGGCGGGTGGTGGCTGTCGGGGCGGTGGACGATGTTTCGGTCGCTGTGCCGGGGCTGGAGGCGGGGGCTTATGCCTTTGGCACCTTGCGCTGGCTGACCGGGGGCAATGGCGGGATCGTGCACGGGGTGGTCGATAATGATGCCGGTTCCGTGATGTTGAGCGATCCGCCGCCTTTTGCTGTCGAGGCTGGGGCCTTGGCCCTGCTGACCGAGGGGTGCGATCGGCAATTGGCGACCTGTGCCGGGCGGTTCGGCAATGCCGTCAATTTTCGTGGGGAGCCTTATCTGCCGGGGACGGATTTGCTGACGCGCTATCCGGGGGCGGCTTGAACGAGAGTGTCGCGGCGGCGCGGGCGCTGTTGGGGGTGCGTTTTCGGCTGCATGGGCGGGTGCCCGAGCGAGGGTTGGATTGCGTGGGGCTGGCGGCGCTGGCGATGGGGCGGGTCGCGCCGGAGGGCTATGGGTTGCGGTCCGGGGATGAGCGGCGGGCTGCCGACTGGCTACGCGCGGCGGGGCTGCGGCGGGTCGAGGAGGCGCGTGACGGCGATCTGGCGCTGGTGCGGCCGGGGCCTTTGCAGCTCCATCTGATGATTGTGGTGCCGGGTGGGCATGTTCATGCCCATGCCGGACTGGGGCGCGTGGTGGAGATGCCGGGGGAGTCGCCCTGGCCGGTGCTGGGATATTGGCGGGCCGAATAGGGGGGCGATATGGCGACGATTATTTTGACCGCGCTTGGCACGGCCATTGGCGGGCCGCTGGGCGCTGCGGTGGGCGGGCTGATCGGCAATGCGTTCGATCATGCGGTGCTGTTCAAGCCCAAGGGGGTCGAAGGGCGGCGGCTGACCGACATGCAGGTGCAGACGTCGACCTATGGGTCGCAGGTGCCGAAACTGTTCGGGAGCTTGCGGGTCGCGGGAACGGTGATCTGGGCGACGGACCTCAAGGAAACAAAGCACAAGAGCGGCGGCGGCAAGGGGCGGCCCAGCGTGACGACATACAGCTATTCGGCGAGCTTTGCGGTGGCATTGTCGGCGCGGGCGGTGCGGGCTGTGCGGCGGATCTGGGCCGACGGGAATTTGCTGCGCGGGGCGGCGGGGGACTTCAAGACGGAATTGGGGGCTTTTCGGCTGCATGCGGGCGGTGAGGACCAGGCGGTCGATCCGCTGATCGCAGCGGCGGAGGGGATGGCGCTGACGCCGGGGCATCGGGGGATGGCCTATGCGGTGTTCGAGGATCTGGCGCTGGCGGATTATGGCAATCGGATTCCTTCGCTGACCTTTGAGGTCGAGGCGGATGCGGCGGCTGTGGAATTGGGGGCGCTGGCGGCGGAGTTGAGTGGCGGGCTGTTGACGGGCGAGGGGTTGACGGCGGTCGAGGGGCTGGCGGCGGGTGGCGCGGATGTGGGCGAAGCGCTGGCCCCGCTGGCGGAGGCGTTCGATCTGGCCTTTGTAGCGGAAGAGGTAGGGTTGCGCTGGGTGGCGCCTGCGGTGGCGGGTGATGCGGAGATTGGCGCGGGGGCTTTGTGCCGGTCGATCAATGGCCGGATGCTGGATGCTGTCGAGCAATCGGGCGGTTCGGCCGATGCCGTGCCGGTGGCTTTGGCGGTTCGCTATTATGATGCGGCGCGGGACTATCAGGCGGGCGTGCAGCGGGTGAGCAGGCCGGGGCCGGGGCGGGCGGAGCAGGGGCTGGAACTGCCGGTCGTGTTGTCGGGGGATGATGCGCGGGGACTGGCGGCGCGGAAGCTGGGGCGGGTCTGGACCGGGCGATCGGCGATGACCTTGCGCTGCGGCTGGGAGGCGCTGGGGCATGGGCCGGGCGAGGTGGTGACGGTGGAGGGACTGCCGGGCCTGTGGCGGATCGAGGAGCGCGAGTGGGAGGCGATGGCCGTGCGGTTGAGCCTGCGGCGCGTGCCGGGCGCGGGTGGGGCAATTCCCGGCGGCACCTCTTCGGGCAGTATCGTGCGGCAGGCGGATCGGCCGCATGGGCCGACGACCTTGATGCTGGTGGACCTGCCGTCGATCAGGGAGAGCGCGGCGACGGCGCCGGTCATCGTGGCGGCGGCGAGCGGCGGGGAGGGCTGGCGCGGCGCGGCGCTGTTCACCATCGGCGCGACCGGAGAGGCGCTGCCCGCTGGCCGGACGGCGCCGCGGGCGGTGATGGGGCGGGTGGATACAGGACTGCGTCGCGGCAGCTCGGCGCTGATCGATGCGGTTCACGGCTTTGAGGTGACGTTGCTGGCGGAGGACATGGCGCTGGGCGGGGCGGATGAGGGGGCGCTGGCGCAGGGGCGCAACCTCTGTCTGGTCGGGCGGGAAGTCGTCCAGTTTGCCGAGGCCGAGCAAATCGGGGAGGCGCGCTATCGGCTGAGGGGGCTGCGGCGAGGATTGTTCGGGACCGAGTGGGCGATGGACGATCATGCTCCAGGCGAGCGCTTTCTGTTGCTGGAGGAGGACCGGCTGGCCGAGCCGTTCGCGGTGCAGGGCGGCGCGGCGGAGATCGGCGGCAGCGTCCGGGTCGCGGCGGTCGGCATCGGGGATGTCGGGCCGGTCGAGGCGGCGCTGACGGTCAGCGGCGAGGCGGTGACGCCGCCTGCGCCGGTGCATGTGCGGGCGCAGGCCGATGGGGTCGGCGGCTGGACCATCGGATGGACGCGGCGGAGCCGGATCGGATGGCGCTGGGTGAGCGGCGCGGATGTGCCGCTCGGCGAGGATCGGGAAAGCTATGAGGTGCGGGTGCTTGTCGCGGGCGAGCTGGTGCGGCGGATCGTTCTGGACCGGCCCGGCTGGACCTATGACGCGGCGCTGCTGGAGGCGGACCGGGACGGCACGGGAGAACTGGCCGTCGAAATCCGGCAGGTCGGGTCGCAGGCGATGGGGCGCGCGGCGCGGATCGTTCTGGCGGGCTGAGCGTATGGATGGAAAGGGCAATTGAATCATGGTGATGGACGCGACTTTTCGCTGGGCGCTGCCGCAGCTTTTCGCCGGTCAGGCGCAGAAGGAACTGTTTCACAATGAGGCGCTGACGCGGATCGACATGCTGCTGCACGGCGCGGTGGCGAGCGCCGATGAGAGTGTGCCGCCGGACGCGCCGGCAATCGGGGATTGCTGGATCGTGGCGCCGGGTGCTTCGGGAGACTGGGCCGGCCGCGAAGGGACGGTGGCCTGTTGGACCGAAGGGGGGTGGCGGTTCGTCGCGCCCCGGGCGGGGCTTGCGCTCTGGGTGGCGGACCGGGGCCATGGCATGGCGCATGACGGCGCGGCATGGCATGACGGGGCGGTGCGGGCGGATGGGTTGCATATCGCAGGTAGCCGGGTGGTCGGGGCGCGCGGCGCGGGGATCGCCGATCCATCCGGCGGCGCGACCGTCGACCCGGAAGCGCGGGCCGCCATCGCGGGAATTTTGGATGCGATGCGGACGCATGGGCTGATCGATGCATGA